GCTCCGCCCAAATCTTATAGGGCGCTTCTTGCGTGTTGTGCTCGTCGAGCTGGTCGATTTTCTTTTGAGGGAGGAAATAGTGCTGAAAAACGTACACGATTTCATCGTCGGACGAGCGCCGGATAATCAGCGTCGCGCACGTTAGGTCGGTCGTCGCGGAGAGGTCGCACCCGCCGATAGCGTAGGTGTTATAGACCTCCTCCGGCTTGAATGTGGCCTCGTTTACTGCGTCCTCGTAGGAGAGCCACGATGCCGCGCCGGTCGCCTTTACGTTAAAGTCCTTGCAGAGAACGCCGGGCAAGTCCTCGGGATTTTTCTTTGCTCGCTCTACGAAGTCGGCGAGCGTGGTATATTGCTTTATCGTCCCGAGGCCGGGATTTGCCTTTATCCATGCCGCCGGGTCTGTCCACTCCTCGCGCTTGTCGAGCTCGTAGAGGACGGGGAGGAAACGCTCGTCGGTCGTCTGTCCGTCGGCGACCTCGCAAGCGTAGCCGTAAAGGTTATCGAAAACAGACTCGCGCACCGTGCCGGACGTGGTAATCATAATCACAAGCGGCTGTCGGCGGCTCGAGGTCGATTGCTTCATAACCTCGTAGAGATTGCGGTCGCGGATAGCGTGGAGCTCGTCGATAATGACGGCGTGAGAGTTGAGGCCGTCGAGGGTATTCGAGTCCGAGGCCAACGCCTCGAACTTGGAGGCCGTCGCCGGAAAGTAAATGTCGTTGCGGCGCTTTTTGAGAATGGCGGAGAGCTCCGGGCTCTGCTTCACCATGTTTACGGCCTCTGTGAGCGTCTTTTTCGCTTGGTCTTTCTTGGTTGCTACGGAGTAAATCTCCGCCGCGCCCTCGTAGTCTGCGACGAGCATATAGAGCGCAAGAGCCGCGAGGAGCGTACTCTTGCCGTTCTTTCGCCCTACAAGAAAGAGTGTCTCTCGAAAGCGCCGGTATCCCGTCGCCCTCTCGAGCCACCCGAAAAGGAGTTGTATAAATGCTTTTTGGAAAAGCTCGAGCGTCAGAGACTCGCCGAGCGTCCCTTGAGACTGCTTGCAAAACCGCTCGACGAATGTAATCGGCCTCTCGCCGACGGCCTCGTCGAAGTAATACGGCGAGTTCTCGTCCGCCGCGTCCATTTCTGCCACGAGGCGACCATACACGGCCTTTACTCGTTTGCTCGTGACGATTTCGCCGGAGGAAATCCGCTCCCAATATTCCCGGACGTAGTTCACTACTTGCCCGACCGGGCGGCGGGCTTTGTGATAAAGCTCATAAGCTCGTCACCCGCCGATTTCTTTTCTTTCTCCGGGAGCAACGCGACGAGCTGATTTGTGAGAGCGGAAAAGGATTTTATCGTCGTGTTGTAGGCACGGAGAGCCGGGGACTCCCGGCGGAGCTTTTGCGCCCCCTGTACGAAATCCTCTATCAAGTCGCCGTTGTTGATTTCGTCGGCGAGGCGTTCCAGCGTGACGGAGGTCACGGCGAATTGATTGATAAGCCCCTCGGCAAACTGCCGCTTTTCGGGAGGCATTTCTCGGAAAAGCCTTTTAATTTTCTTCTTTTTCGCCTCGATTTTTTCAGAAACCGAGAGCTCGTCGTAGCTTTTTTTATTTGTCGCCATATAATGAGTAAACCTCCCTCCGCCCCGGTTTTACCCCCCCTCATGTGCGCGCCCGGGTCGGTTCTTCCGAGGATTGAGGCGCGGTTACTTACCGGGTATCTATTTCGGCGCACCCCGGGGGGTATGTGGCGCTGTGATAATATTTCCGTCTGCATCGAAAGCGAGGCCGTCGGCAAGCGGCGGCGTTCCCTCGTGTATCAATGCGTGACACGTCCGGCAAACTGTCTCGAGGTTATCCTCGCCGAGCGCGATTGCCGGGTCGTCGATGTTCCTCGGCGTGAGCTCTATCTTGTGATGCACGATAACGCCGGGCTCGCCACAATGGACGCATAGCCCCGCGTCTCGCTTGAGAATATATGCTCGTGTGCGTCTCCATGCCGGAGACTCGTAAAACGCTTTTGCAAACTCTCTCATGCTCTCCGCCTCCGAGTGGATAAAGAGAACGCCTCGCGCATAAAGCGCGGGGCGCACGGCGGCGAGGTTTTCCTCGACCTCTCTTTACGCCTCAATGATAGCACGGGGAAAATGCAAGTTTCCATACGGATTTTTTTCGATACATGAGAATAAGTTAGAAAACGCCTCACATAGACGGCATAGCTCCCGCGCCGAAGTAGAGGAGAGCGAAGCGCACGAGCGCCTTGTTACGGAGGTCGTAGAGGCTCGACGTGGACGAATAGCATACGGCCTCCGTGATTTCGTCCTTGCTCTTGCGCTCGATGTACCAAAGCCGGAGGATACGCGCGTCGTCCTCGTCCATCTGCGCGAGCACGTCGTCGATTTCCTCGACCTTATCCCGGGTAACTTGGATTTCCCGCATAACCTCGGCGAGCTCGAGGCAGTCCGCGAGCGCGTCGTTTACAGATTTCGCACCCGTGTACGGTTTAGACATATCCGCCGACGGATACTCCGACGGCGCGCCGTATCGTAAAATGCGCTCCTTTTTCCGCTCGAGATTGCCTAAAGCCGTCTCGAGCAAGCCGCGAGCGCGGAGAGTTTTCTCCGCCGCCTCGAAATAGTTAATCATTAGCTCGCCCTCCTCGTGCGTTATCGTGGTTTAGGCGCGTTTCCCTCCGTGGCGGTATTCGCGTCCCTTGTTGTACTCATGTTTTGCCATGAGCACGGCCTCAACGTCCACGCCCATATAGGCGAGGTAATCGAGGATGCGGATAATCGCGTCGCAAAGCTCGACGGCGACTCCCTCCGGCTTGCAAGTGCCGGTTTTCTCGTCCTTGTCGCAAGAGCCCTCGAACTCGCAGACTCCGCCCGGGATGCCGCAACACCCATAGATAGCCGGATTTCCGTCGCGCCACTCCTCGAGCGCCTCCGAGACTTCCGAATGAATGAGCGCGGCGACCTCGGGAAAGCTCCGAGCCGTCTCCCACCATCCATGAGCGACCGCGTTCTCGTGGACTTCCTTTGCAAACTCGTTTACTGTCATTTTCGTTTCCTCCGTTTCGGTTTTATAAATACACCGTCCCGCCGGTAAAAGCGGGCGACGATATACTTTCCTCCGTTTACGTCGTTGTGCCATGCGCCAGCATCCGCGAGAAAATAGCCCGGATAGAGCTTTTCATACTCGGCGTTGTTGGTCGTGTCCCGGGCGAGCTCCTCGGCGCGTCTGCCAGAGATACGCCCGTCCCGTGTTTTCGGCTCCGGGTCGATAAGATTTTTCGAGGCGTTCCATGCCCGAGTGTAAAGCGGGCTCTTGACGATGTAATGACCGAGCCCGGCGAGGCCGCTCTCTGTGAACTGCAAGCGGCGGGAGTTCGCATAGCCGAGCCCCCAAAGGTTTTCGAGCTCGTCTCTATCCATTCCGCCGGATAGCGTGACGTGATGATGATAGCGCCCATTCTTGGAGCCCTTTTCCGTAACGGCTATGTACTTGAGCGGCGGGAGCCCTTGCTTTTTCCGCGCTCTCTGCACCCGGCGGATATAATTCCGTAAAAGGCGTTGCGCCTCCTCGGGGCTTTCCGGCTGGTGCTGATAGGTCAAATGAATTTCGATGTCGTCCGGCGTAAAGTTCGCATGGAGGAGGCGGACGAGCTTCTCCTCTCTGTGCCGCTGATTGAGTTTCTTTTGAGCGGCGGAGGTCGGCTTGCACCGCTTGCCTCTGCTCCGAGCCTGTGCATAGGTCGGGTAGATATATACGTCGAGATACTCACCGCAGTAATAGCGTTTCTCTCGGTAAACTGTTCTCATGTGATACCCTCCGACGAGAGCTCGTCTATGGTCGGTTTGTTAATATTCCATACGAGCCCGTAAAAACGCGCTTGGCGCTCGATTTTTTGTCCTTGCATACCGTCCCGGAGAGTGCTATAATAATAAAGGTATGAGTAATCGCTCGTCTTTTCCGGGACGAGTCCCCGCCGACGTTCTGCAAAGCGTCGGCGGTTTCTCTTTTTCTGTCCTGCATTTTCAGTCCTCCGAGCGGCGGTAAAGGGCTACGAAGTCCGCCACATAGTCGAGGATAATTCGCTTTGCCTCGTAATATATAATAGGTAGGAGCAAGAGCATGAACTCGCCGCCGACGGCCTCATAGCCGCGCCACGCGAGCGCGTAGCCTCTGCTCTTGACGAAAACGACCGCCGTCACGATAAGCACGGCGAGGAACTCCGCCGCCGCGAGGCGGCTTTTCTTTTTGCGTCTCATTCTCTGCCTCCCGTAATTATGCGGAGCGGGCAATTATCGAGGCGCTCTTTCGACACTCTGATACCCCGCGTCGCGTAAAGCGTCCCGCGAGCCGTGCAAACGCCGTCGCTACCGCGTCCTCTATTTCCGCCCATGTTTTCGTAATACTTGCACATTTGGCAAGCCGCCGGGATTTTTCTCATTTGAGTTACGACGACGACTTTCCCGAGTAGCTCGCTCATTTGTCCGCCTCCTCGCCCCAATCAATAGCCTTTCCGCATTGTCCGCAAAAGCTGTTGCGATTGCCGTCCTCGTTGTAGAGATATTCTCCGCTTTTACAGTTCTGACAAGCTAAAACGTTCTCGTCGCCGTCGGGGTACGGGCTCGCTTTCATTTGCAGATAGAGGGCTCCTTGTGCCACGTTACACGCCGCCCGAGTGCGCGGCGTATCCTCGCAACGTTCACGGCGAGTCGCGTCCAACACCATAAACGCGAGTTCCGGGGTCATTTTCTCGGACGGCTCACGGGAAAACTCTTTTCGCGTCGTGTATTTGCACGGATTTCCACAATTTCGCTTGTTGCACTCGGTATTTTTCTGCGGGTCGCACTCGTATAATTTCGGAAAGTTCATTTTTTCTCCTCCTCGTCCTCCGGGATAGGCGTAAAGCACTCGCAACGGAGGACGCGCTCTTTTTCGTCTGCGTGTATCGGGCTCGGGCGGCGGCTGTCCATGCGCTCTATACACGGGATACAGTAATCGCCGTCTCTGCCCTTGCGCGGGTCGTGTACCTCTCGAATGTTGTCGCATTTCCTGCAATCGAACTCATACCGCCATTTCGGGAGGTTTGACTTTCTGCGTCTAACCATTCTCCGCCTCCTTGTGGCTTGCTCCCCGGCATTGAGCCGGGGAGCTTTTTAATTCCGAATTTTACAGGTCAAAGCCGGGCGCGAAGCCGAGGGAATAGTGCGCGGTGAGGTAGTTGACTGTCCCGTCGGTGATCACATACACGAAACGGTCGGAGTTGCTCGCATACGGGGAACGGAGCCACCAAAACCACGTCCCATCTCCGACGTGCTCTTTCACGCGGTCGCGCTCACGCTTGAAAATCTCAAGTTGAAAGCTGTCCGGCTCCTCGTTCCACCAATCACCCGCGCCGAAAACGTCGGTCGCGGAGGGTATCCACAGAGTATCCGCGTACTCGTGACGTTCTCCGTCGATTTCCTCGGACATGAAACGAGGCTCGAACGCCTCCGCGAGCTCGTCCGGGAAAAGCGGGAGAATATCCTCGAGGACGTGTCGCCGTCCCTCGCTCTTGAGGTATCCGCCCTTGTTGGTCGGCGTGTCGTTCATGCGCCACTTATCCGCGAGGCAGTCCTCGAGGGCGAAGCGGGCGCGCTTCTCGTTGACGTATCCGCCGCAAACGGCATTGACGAGCTCGCCGTTTTTGAGCTCGATAGCGAACTTGTCGCCCGGACGGATAAGCTCGAGGCCGTTCCCGCTCGAAATGGCCTTTTTGAGTTCCGCGAAAGAGATTTCCTTGTTCCTTGTGGTAATGAGTTGCATCGTCTTTTCCTCCGTTCAAAAGATTTTACAAAAATAGTGATTGCCGATAATCATATCGACGCTCTCGTTATAAGGCGCGGTCGAAAAATAGACCGTATCCTCTGAAAGAATGTGCTCCCGCTCCTCTATGGCGGTATGCACCGCGAGATATTGCTCCTTGTCCGGCTCCGCCGAGTAGAGGTACGGAGCGGGGGAGAATTGCCATACGTCGCCGTATTTCTGAAATACGACCTCCTCGACCGTATCCGGGAAATAGTCGGAGAGCATACGGTTTAGAACGACCTCGACGACGGCGACTTGTCCCTCGAAGCTCTCGCCGCGCGCCTCGTGGTAGACGAGGCAAGCAAGGATATAAACGTCCTCGTCGCTGAAATGGAGCTCCGCGTATCTGTTCTCGGGCTCCGGCTCTACCGTCAGCTCCTCCGGCGTTTCCTCCGCCGCCTCCGGCCTTGCCGGTGCTATGTATGTCAGCGTTTGCCGTTCCGCCGCAAGTGCGCTTGTCCGCTCCGCGACCGGCTCCGGCGCTGTCTCTCGGATGCGGAGCGTCACTATGAGCACCAACGCAAAGAGGAGAGAGGCGAGGAGGGCGGCTTGCATCCGGCGGCGCTGTCTGCGGCGTTTCCGTCGCTCCTGCCTTGTCATGGCCTACCGTCCTCCGGCGTATCCTCTGCGAGTACGATATACTCGCACTCCCGGGCGATTGCCGTCCACCGAACGCCCCACGCACGGGCGGCGGCGTGTACTGCCTCGTATTTGTTCACGCCGTTTACGGTGAGCTCGCCGTATTCCTTGTGACGGACGAGGTATAATTTCATCGTCCCGGCAAAGCGCGGGCGGTATCCCGCCGGTGCTGATTGCTCGTGCTTCATTCTGCTACCCTCCCGTCGATAAGCTGAAAGCTCTCTCGGATAGTCACGGGCTCGCGTCTGCCTACGTCAAACTCGAGGACGCAATATCGCCCGCCGGGATGAACGTAGACGACCGTCCCGGGGATTGCTTTCGGCTTGCCGTCCTTGCCCGGAACGTCGAACGTCGCGGGCTTTACCGTGATGCGGTCGCCGAGCTTAATCATTCTACGACCTCCGGCGTGTCTGCCGCCTCCGTTGGCTTATCCGCCGCCGGAGCCGTCTTATTGTTCGCCGCGCGGAGGAAAGCGTCTCGGAGCATATTCACGAGCGGGGAGGCCGTCGTCGGAGTCGCCGGAGCATCCGCTTTCGGCTTGTCCATGTCCGCCCGCTCGACGAAACCGCATAAAATCGCCGCCGAGACTACCTCACCAACGAAGCCGCCGACCTCGCTCTCGGCGAGCGTCTGCGTCCTCGTGCGGACTTTGAAAGCGCCGGTCTTGAAATCAAAGACGACATACGCCCGCTTTCCCTCCGGCGGCTCGATTTTAACCGCCGCCGCGTCCGCGATAACTTCCTCCGGGCTCGGTACGGTATAACCGGCCTTTTTCAGAGTGTCCAGTTGCGCCGCGCCGAGGGCGAACGCCTCGCCGCCGAGTTTCTTTGAATAGAGCTTTTTCATTTGTGCGACCTCCTTAATCGTTCGACTCGCTGATAACGGCGATTTTTGCAAGGGCGGACGTTTGCGCCCATTCCTCGGCGAGAATACGGGAACTCCGCTCGAACTCCTGCGAGAGCGCGACGAAAGCGTCCTCGTTCCTGTCCTTGACCGCGCTCCACATTTCCTTGTGGACTTTCTCTATGTCGGTGTGCATCTGCTTTGTGCGCTCGATGCACTCTTTCAGCTCCGCCCACGCCTCACGGTCAGAGGCGAAGCCGCGCCCGCGCTCCTCCATTGTGCCGGAGACGGCCTCCGCGACGGCGGCTTGCAAGTTTGCCATAAGCCGGACTCTCGAACTCGTTTCGCTCATTGTGTTATTCCTCCTTTATTTCCCCGCCTCGATAGCTCGGAGCGGACTTTCGTCGCTCATGCCTCGCATGAGAGCACTCATTTTGATAGACTCCTCGAGGCTCATTTCCTGCGGCTCTATGTCTGCGCGTATTGCAAAGATACGGTGCTTTTGAATGTAGGCCGCGAGGAAAGCGTCCTTTTCTTTTTCCCAAAGCCTTTTATAGAAATCGAAAAGATACTCGATTTCCACCTTTTCGGCGGGAGTGCAATCCGCGCCGAGTTGAGTCCTAACCTTGCGCCCGCTCGCGGTATATACGAGCTCGTAGGTGTAGCCGCCCGTGACCTTGTAGACCACTTGCTTGAGGATTTTCTTTTCCTCCCCGCCGTGATATGTGAAGTCGTGGCGGACGCGAGTCTCCTCGTCGAGCTCTGCCTCCGAAATGCCGTATTTCTTCATCATGCGAGCAAGGAGCTTTTCGGCGTTCTCGGCCTCTCCGCCGACTCCGTGCTCGGCAAGCGCGCGGATTTTCTTCAATAATGCCGTTTTATCCATTCTCGCGGCTCCTTTCCAGTTTTGGACACCATGCCGGGATATACGGGTCAAAGCGTTTCACGCCGACGACGCGCCCCTTGCATCTGCCGGGAGCAAAGCACCGATAGGAGATAATGTCTTTCGCCCACGGCTCCGTAACGACGTGCTCGCACCCCTCGCAAGTATGGGAAAAATCGGCGTTCATTTCTCTACCTCCGCCGCCGGGAGGCCGAGCCACCATAGCGGGCTATCCCGCTCCGGTCGGCGGCAGTCGTCGCAATCCGCCGCCGAGCACGAGGAGCAATAAATCCGGTGAAAAGCATCGCCCCACGGCGTTTCAATCGCCGGGATAGTGCCGAGGAACGCCGCGAGCGCCTCCCGGCTTGCCGTTACCCTCTGAAAATTGTTCACGGTATGAGTAACCTCCTAAAATAATTTTTCTTGCATCCCCTCAAGCGAAAAGCGCCGACCAAAGTCCGCGAGTGTTTTCCCGGGCTTGAACGTTACCGGGCTGTCGCGGTCGAGCTTTGCCAGCTTGTCCCACAATTCCGGGTAATCGTAATAGAGGCGTTTTAATTCTCCGACGCGCTGGTTATGGCAAAACCAGCACCCGAGCCGCTCCCGGCCTCCGTTGTATCCGGGAGAGAGGAGCCCGCGCGACCGGCAAACGTCGAACGCTTGCGCTTCTGTTATGCCGCACTCTACGAGAGGGAGGATTTTCCCGGCGACCGTTTTTCTCTCGATACGTTTTGTTTCGTCTGCGGCAATTCCGACGATTTCGGTAAACTCTCCGAGAGTCTTTATGTGCGCTTGTATCGGCCTCACTTTTAACCGGGTATTGCACCATGCGCCGCGCAAAAATGGAAATCCCCATATTTTGCCGACCTTGCCGCCCTTTTCGTACTGCTTATAAAAGCAATCCGTATAGGTGTATTTCCCTTGGACGATTTGCGTCTTAATCCCATACTCCCGCTCGAGGAGCGGAAAACATTTGCTATGTAACCATTCCTCATGTTCCGGCACTTCCGCGCTCGTCTCGTCGTCGAACATTATCCGGCAATAAATAGCGCCGTCGCATTGACCGCCGCGCTCCATGTGCGTTATGAGAGCCGCGAGAGAGTCTTTACCGCCGGAAATCGACGCATAGACTTTCAAAGTTACCCCTCCAAATCCCGAAGTATTTTGCGGAGGTCTGCGTCGAGTTCTCTCCAAAACTGCGCGTTGTCGGCGGCGTGGATATATTTCGGGGAGCCGTCCTCTTTCTTTTCCTCTGCGAGCTTCTCCCATGCCTCCGCCTCGCCCTCGCGGGTCTTTGTCGTCATAAGGATATAAAGGGAGAGTTTGGAGCACTGTTCCGCCGTTAGTGTCTTTCCGTTCATGGTATGAGTAACCTCCTTTTTTACTGTGCCGCTTTCCGACGGCCTCTATTTCGGTACGACCGATTTACTCGAGCCTCCGCTACCGCCGCGCTATACCCTTGACGAAAGCGGGAGTCCGTTTCCCCAGTCTTGCCTCGCTCGAGCTCGCGGTATATGGTCGCTTGGCACTTGCCGACACGCTCGGCAATCTCGCCCGGCTTTGCGCCCTTTGCGTACATTTCCTCGATAATCCGCCGCTCCTCGAGCTTTAAGCACTCGTATTTCATAGCCTCGCCTCCGTTTCTGCGTAAAAAAATAAGTGCGTCGGAGCTTATTAGCTCTTTCGCACTTAATGATAAACGCCACATTTCAGAAATTCCGGGCAATTTCCGCTTTACTTTTCTGCATTCGTATGCTATTCTTAACAGGTAGCGCCATGCGCTGCGACCCATTTCCCAGTTTCGGGACACCGCCCGCTCTGACGCGGGTATTCTGCCTGCCCGATACTTGGATTCCGGGAATATTTTGAAAGGTGGAAACACAACTATGATGCGCAAAGAAGAAAAGACTGCCATTATCGAGCAGTACGCAACCCATGCCGGCGATACCGGTTCTCCCGAGGTCCAGATTGCTGTCCTCACCGCCCGGATCAACACCCTGACCGAGCATCTGCGTGAGCACAAGCAGGACAACCATTCCCGCCGCGGCCTTCTGATGATGGTCGGCAAGCGCAGAAGCCTTCTCGACTACCTCGCCAAGAAGGACATCAACCGCTATCGTGCAATCGTTGCAAAGCTCGGCCTGCGTAAGTAAGTCATAGGAAAAGGGCGGTCGGGCGACCGCCCTTTTTTATACATCCACCCAATTTATGCGCGTGGGTTCCATTTAGCAGTTGAAAGTAGCGTCCGGGTGCGGACGCCAGTTTCAAGTGCTAAACCTCCCACGCGCGCAAAAAACGAAGGAGGTTCTTTCATGATCACCCACAAGCAGTATCCGAATCACCACATTTTTGAAACCGAGATCGGCGGCCGTACCTTTACGGTCGAGACCGGCAAGGTCGCAGAGCTCTGCAATGCAGAGGCCATCTGCCGCTACGGCGATACCGTCGTGCTCGTCACGGCTGTCGCCTCTCCCCTGCCCAAGGCCGGCATCGACTATTTCCCGCTGACCATCGAGGTCGAAGAGCGAATGTACGCTGTCGGCCGTATCCCCGGCTCGTTCAACCGCCGCGAGGGCAAGCCCTCCGACCGCGGCGTGCTGATCTCCCGTCTGATTGACCGCCCGATGCGCCCCCTGTTCGACGAAGAACTGCGCAACGACGTCGTTCTGACCAACACCATCCTCGCGCAGGACTACGATAACCCCGTTGAGATCGTCGCCTCCATCGGCTCGTCTCTCGTCATCGCCTATTCCGACATTCCCTGGAACGGCCCGACCGCGACCACCAATGTCTGCTATCTGGACGGCAAGTATATCGTCAACCCCTCGCAGGATGAGCGCAACGCCTGCCAGTGCTTCGTGACCATCGCGTCGACTCACGAGAAGGTCGTCATGATCGAGACGGAGGCCAACGAGGTCAAGGAAGACATCCTCATGGAGTGCATCAAGCTGGCCCATGAGACGAACGTCAAGGTCGTGGAGTTCATCAACACCATCGTCGATGCCATCGGCAAGCCGAAGTTCACGTTCGAAAAGGCCGCCGTCAACCACGATATGCTCGACGATCTGTGCGAGTACGGTCTGGACAAGATCGCCTACGCACTCGACACCGACGACAAGAATGTACGTGAGGCCCGTCTGACCGAGGCTGTCGTCGACTTCAAGGAGAAGTTCGGCGAGAAGTATGCAGAAGACTGGGATGTCCAGATCGACGTGTGCCTGTACAAGATGCAGAA